AAAACGCCTTTAAATTCATCACCAACCGGAGCCATGTAGCCCTTTAAAAATTGATTAAAAGTACTTCCCTGGTATATATCTTTGTATTCTAATTTATTAGTAAGTTTTTTTGTCGTTGTTTGAGTTGTTACCGTTTCTAAATCTTCGCCACTAAATATAAATTTTTCCGGGTCTGCAGTTGCGGTTTTGACATACAATAGATTTTTCCAATTAATTATGGAACCACCTAAATACATAGCTACATGAAAAGGCGAAGTTGTGGCGGGTTGCCCAAAATTTACAATAAAATTATGCGGCAAATATCCGCTTGTAACATCTGTAATATTATAGGCAATTTCTTTATTGTAAGTAAGCCATTCACCCCTTCCGGCGTAATTAAATTGATTTGTAAATTCGCTGCTTTGCCATTCGTTTGTTTGGTCATTAAAATAAAAATCTTCAAAATCGCTAGTTGGCTCACCTTCCGAATAACGTCTAAATGTTGCTAATAATTGATAAGGAACCGAATAAGAAGCTATTATTAATGGATAGCCTCCATTTTCCATCTGAAGAACAAAAGAAAAATCAAAAACAGAATCCAAATAAGGCTTTGCCCCGGAATAAAATTCATTTTGTAAAACACGTACAAAAGCTGAATCCGTACCTATTATTTTAATTGATTGGCCCCTTATTCCGTTAGTAGAAAGTTCTACATTGTTAGGATCAATAAATGACCAATTTTCAAATCCATCTTCAAAATTTCCGTTTGGAATAAAATTAATTTGCTCAGATAATAATACTTTGCTTTTTACCTCAATTACGCCGCCGCTAGTTTCTTTAATTAATGTTTCGCTTACGGGCAATCCTTCCGTTGGAATACTTATAAATGTGTTTTTAATTATATTTTCAACGTAAACGCCTTCGCTATTGTACCTTCTATAATCAATATTTTCTAATGTCGCTAAGTCGGCGTTATTAATAATATAAAAATCTGCATCAGTTTGAAATATTCGGCAGTTAAAGCCGCTTAAAATTGAAAATAAAACCTCTGAACAATTGTATTTATACGTGTTTTCATCTGTATAAGTACTTGTGTTAATTGTTAAATCTTCAAATACATTCGTAACCGCCGCCGCGTTTTCTTCTTTTAAATCTGTTTTAACATAAATATTGTACTCTAAACCCGTTTCTAATAGTACTTTATGTAAACACTCCCAAAGTGTCACCTCGTTGTTAGGCGTTAAAGGAAAATCCACTCCTTTAAGCAATCCTAAGCCATCAACTGCCTTAAAACTTACATTAAAGGGCGTTGAAGTAATGCTTTGTTCGTAAGTATCTTGTATTAAATAGCCCTGCCAAAAGGCCCTATAATTGTCAGAAGTAATACCTTGTTGCCAACCAACGGAGTAATCGTTCCAATTTTCTGCAATTGTGTTCCAAACCTCGCTTTCATCGCCCCAATAGTCGTTTGATAATTCCCAATTTTCTGTTTTATCTTCCCAAAAAGGAACGCGCGTTTCTGCATAATAAACTTTGACTAAAAATTCTCGTTCGTCAAAATCGTAAAAATCTTCATAAACAACAAAATCCGTTTGAATTAAATTCACTTCGCAATTTGAAGCAATTAACGGGTCGTAAAAATCATTATTTTGCTCCCATGACAAAACAACGGGGCTTCCGGTTCCAATTAAAGGAAAAACCGTATCTGAATAATCTTTTTTTAATATTTCTAAACGCCTTTTATTGCCTTGTGCATCTGAAAAATCTAAACGATATTTAACGCCGTATGCCATAACTTACTTTATTCTCGATCTTGTTTTTTCTGCTTTTTGTAAAAGAACAACTAAATCTTGGCCGTTAATCCTAAATTCACCCGTTACGTTTACATTACTATTCCCGCCATTGTTGCCTATAATATTCTTTAATTTATCCAAAGGCGCTATAACTTCAGGATTTGATCTTGCACCGGGATATTCACCAACAAGACCCATTGTAGGCCCCGAAACAATACCACCATCGGCAAAAGCTGAAAACCCTCCACTTTGAACCCTTGTTGCTAATCCAGTTAATACGGTTCCTAAAGCTATTGCAGCTATTCCGGCAACTAATCCCACTCCGGGTATAGCAAAGGTTTTCGCTAAAGTAGAAGCCGCAACCGCAGCCGCACCCATTTGTTGTAATAAGCCTCCTAAAACGCCTAAAATTGCACCGGCCAAAGCCCCCATCATGTTTTTGCCTTCCACTATTGCAGTAGCTAAAGCCATTCCCATGGTTTGCGCTATTTGCCCGAAATTTATTTCAAAAGCAACTTTTAAATTTTCTGTTCCTTTTTTTATCGTTTCAAAATACGATAGCGCTTGCGTTGTGCTTTCTTTAAGCGCGTTGGTGTCTATTCTTAATCCAAATTTATTGACATCAAAAAGACCCTTAAACAATTCATCGCGCTTGCGTTGTGCTTCCTCACCGTTTATTACTTCTACATTTTCAATTTCTAGTCTAGGCGTTATAACCGTTGCCGCTGATTTGCTTTTTTCAGGTGCATTTGGCATTAAAATAGTTTTGTAATCTAAGCCGTTTCCTCCCTTTTGACCAATAGCAGAGGCCGCTGCATTTGCCGTTGCCGCTGCATCTACAATCTTTTTGCTTTCTTCAATAGCCAACCTTCCGGCAATAGACAAAGGAGCGGCTATACCGCTTAATGAGGTTTTTATTTGCTCCCAAGTGCTTAAACTAGGCGCAATTTTATTTGCAGCAACTAAAAAGGCAACACCCAAAGCCGTAACCGCTGCCGCTGCCGCAATAAATGGATTTGCCAATAAAGCGGTATTAACAGAAACAATTGCAACTCTCAAACCCGCCAAACCTTTAGCCATTAAACCAATAACAATAAGCAGAGGCCCAATGGCCGCAGCAATTCCAGCAATAACAACTATTGTTTTTTTTCCTTCTGGACTTAGATTTTTGAAACCTTTTAAAATGCTGTTTAATTTAGTTACAACCTTAGTAAATAAAGGTAAAATTACCTCGCCAAATAACGCGCCTAATTCCTTAATGCTTTCTTGAAAAACTCGCATTTGGTTTGCGGCCCCATCTGAAGTTCTTGCAAAATCGCCAATCGCATTTTCAGATTTAGCCATTACAAAGGCGTAACGCAATTGTACCTTCTCGGCTTGCGTAAAAGATTTTATGTTTTTTAATGTACCTTGTTCAAGTGCAAACTGCGCTAAATTGGCTTCGGTCATTACAATACCAAGGCGCTTTAAACTTTCGGTTTCGCCGGTAAAAACGCCATTAAGTGCAGTTGTAACTTCTTCTATATTCATGTTCTTAAAAGAAGCTAAATCACCAGCCAATCCGACTAAAGAAGTAGACAATTGAGAAGCCTCAGAAGTGCTGGCTCCCATTGAAGTAGCCATATCGCCAAACAACGCCGCCATGTCTAGGGCCGTACCCTCGGCAATACCAAAACTTTCCAAAGTTGTTTTAGCAAAATCTCGAACCTCATTAGAAGAACCTTTAAAAGCTACATCAACTTTATTAAGGCTTTCTTGAAAATCGGAAGCCATTTTAATTGCAGCGCCACCAGCCAATATAATTGGAGCCGTTACAAAAAGGCTCATTGATTTACCTATTTTAGTAGCTGAATCGCCAAAAGATTTTAATTTCTTTTCAGCGGCGTTTAATGAAGCGCTTAATTTAGTAGCGTCACCGGTTAATATTACCTTTAATTCATTTGATGCCATATCTAAAAATATATTTTACAAAAATAACCAAAAAAACACAATTTAAAAAAGTAGCTTATTTACTTTAGCCTCAAAAGCCTCTTTTTGCTCTTTTGTGCTTTGCGGTTCTTTGTTTGTTTTGCTCATTGAATCTTGCGGCAAAGGAAACAATTGATCGGGCCGCTTTGCATCGCCTTTTTTAGTTATGTTGGTGTTGTGAATCCACGATGCTAAATAGCGCGTCATTTCCCAATTCAAATTTGTTTTTATGATATAACTTTCGCCCAACAAAGCGTTTTCTTTCCATGTTTGGCCCCAAAATTTATGTGGTTCTATGCCAGCTTGTCCAATATAGAAATCCAATAAGGTGTTCCAATCAATTGGGCTTAGGCTTTTTTTGGTTTTACCGCCCCTTTTGGATCCGCACCCCTTAAACCGCCGTTTAAATCATTACCTAAAATACGGCTTTGAGCAAGCGCGTTTGTAATATTTGTGAAATCTTCGGTTGTTAATTCATCACACCACGCGCCCACTTTATAGACGTTGTAGTCAATACTTGCGCCTTCTTCTTGGTCATAAGCTAATATTCCGGCGTACACTAAGGCTCTTAATGTATTGAAATTCATTTCGGCGCTAAATACTTTGTCGATTTGGCCTATTGAAATGCCTAATTCGTCTGTAAAAGCCGCCCAAAAATTCATTGAAAAGTGCATTGTTCTTTGTTTGCCGCCTAATTTAATAGCGAAAAACCCCCTTTGTTTGTTTACCATTTTTCCTTTTTTTAAAATTTAACCAAAAAAAAGGCAGCCTTTATGACCGCCTTTTATATTATTATTATTGTCAATTATACATTTGCAGACTTTACAATCGCGCCTGTAAGAGTTATTGAACCAGAATAAGAAACGGTGCTTTCCATTTCAGCGCTTTGTTCTACTGAAGAAATAAAACCTTCAGCGGTATAAATAGCATCACCAGTTGTCGAAGTTCCGAAAACACACGTTACAACGGTTCTGTTTAGAATATAGTCAATTAATTCAATTGCGCTTGCTGCATCTGAATAATCAACAAGCCCTTCAAAAGAAATCTCGCCGCTTCTAAGTCCTGATATAACTTCAGAAAATCCATTGCTATCTTTTGTGGTTGCATCTGGTAAATCGTGTGAAATTGTAAGAGAACATGAAGTTGTATGTCCTATTGTGTCACCTTCTACTTTCAACAGCAAGTTGGTTCCATTAAATACTCCGGTAGTAGCCATATTTTTAATTTAAAGATTTATTTTTTGTAAAGATAATATATTTTTTTCTTATTAATTAAAGCCTAATGTTATAACATTTATAAAAGCGATTTTAAGGTCAGAAGTAGTCATATTGTGTTTATATTAAATATCCGTTAAACAAACCACAACTAGATGAGCCAGATGGATATGCGTAATTTCCCATTATTATAGAAAAAGCGGTTTCCCAGTTTGTATTGTCTTCGCTGTATTGTACCTCTACGTTGGCTGACCGTCCGACTGCTCCAAAAACAGAGTAAATACTAGCATTCGTAAATACATCTTCGTTTCCAGCACCTAAATCAATAGATACCGTTCCAATGGCATAATCGCCACTGTCTGAGCAGTTGTCAGAAGTGTATGTAATTAAACGAGTAGAACCAGAATTGTTAATGAAATCTATTCTTGAAACTCTTGGATGATGAATTTCAACTGCACTTCCCTCTATATATCTCCAATATCTCCAGCCAAGTGAACCACCAGTATTTATTAGTCTTTTTCCAAACATTTATTAAGTATTAAAGGTTGGTAAATCATAAGTAAGAACCGCTTTCTTTGTATTTAAAGCCTTTATTTCTGCACCTATTGTATTGCTCTGTGTTCTTAATTCAGCCCTACTATCTATCACTTCTTGTGGGGCAACTTCTCCACTATCCATTTGCCTAATAACAAACCAATCTGTTTTTTCTAATTGGCTTCCTATTAAGTTTTTTAAGTTATCTATTTTTTGTGTTTTTAATTCCGCCAAAGTTTGAGTGATAACCATATCTACAACGTCGTAAGTATAAACATTACCAACTAATTTAATAGCAGATAATTCTTCTACCCTTGAATCGTATGTAGGTGTTACAACATCTAAAAAACCAAAGCCTTCTTTAATGTTAAAATGCGTTCCGTTTTCATCAGTCCAAACACTAGGTATCTTGCTAAATGTTTTTATATTTCCGTTTACTAAAATTCCTTTCATATTATATTGCTTTTGAGATTGAATACCAATAAGTTTCCACACCAACGACCACCACTTGAATTAAATAAGGGCCAGCACTATCATAAACACCAGCAGCCGTAGAGCCAGCTGGAAGCGTTAATGCATAATCGCCTTCAATTAACA